ACTATTCAACCAGAGCGGGACAGTTTATTTGATCAGTTAGGTATAGCACGTTTAAAAGAATCATATATGGCAGACCATGAGCTATCTCCTCAAGAGAGATTTGCTTATGTGTCTAAGACCTTCTCCTCTAATCCAGAACATGCACAGCGCCTATATGACTACTCGTCTAAGCATTGGCTGTCCTACTCAACTCCTATTCTTTCTTATGGTAGGTCTGCTCGTGGTCTTCCTATCTCCTGCTATCTGAACTACATTCACGATAGCGCAGAAGGTCTTGTAGATAACCTATCCGAGACTAACTGGCTATCTATGCTGGGTGGTGGAGTTGGTATTGGCTTTGGCATACGGTCATCAGATGATAAATCTACTGGTGTTATGCCTCACCTCAAGATGTACGATGCTTCTTCTCTGGCTTATCGTCAAGGCAAGACACGTCGCGGTTCTTACGCTGCGTACCTTGATATTGACCATCCTGATATTGTTCTCTTTCTTGAGATGCGTAAGCCAACTGGTGATCAGAACTTCCGCTGCTTGAACATGCACCACGGTATAAATATCAGCGACGACTTTATGAAGCTGATTGAAAACTGTATGATGGATGTTAATGCAGACGATACTTGGGAGCTACGTGATCCACATACCAAGAAAGTATGTGATGTAGTTTCTGCGAAGGAACTGTGGCAGCGTATTCTGGAGATGCGTATGCAGACAGGAGAACCCTACCTTCACTTCATTGATCGTTCTAATGATCATCTTCCATCGTGGCTGAAGCAGCGTGGACTAAAGGTAAATCAGTCTAATCTTTGTTCTGAGATTATTCTTCCTACATCCGCTGATCGTACCGCTGTATGCTGCTTATCCTCAGTTAATCTGGAATATTATGACGATTGGTCAAAGGACAAGCAGTTTCTTCCAGACGTATTGGAGATGCTAGATAATGTTCTTCAGAGCTTTATTAATAATGCTCCTGATTCCATCAGCCGTGCTAAGTTCTCAGCTATGCGAGAGCGATCAGTTGGTGTTGGGGCATTGGGATTTCACGCCTACCTGCAAAGCAAAGGTATTGCCTTTGAATCAGCCATTGCAAAGTCAGTCAATATGCGTATGTTTAAGCACATACGAACTGAACTGGATGGAGCAAATCGAAAGCTCGGATCAGAGAGAGGAGAAGCTCCCGACGCAACAGGAACTGGACTACGTTGTAGTCACGTCATGGCGATTGCACCCAATGCTTCTAGTTCAATTATTATGGGAAACACCTCCCCTTCCATTGAACCTTGGAGAGCCAATGCCTACCGGCAGGATACGATTAGTGGTGCGTTTCTAAACAAGAACAAGTTTCTAGATAAGCTTATCAAGGAGAAGTGTGATGCAGATGATAAACTTAACTATGATAAAATCTGGTCTTCTATTATTGCCAATGATGGTAGTGTACAGCATCTTCGCTGTCTTACGGACATTGAGAAAGATACGTTCAAAACGTCGATGGAAATCGATCAACGGTGGGTCATTGAACACGCTGCTGATCGTCAACAATATATTGACCAAGCACAATCGCTGAATGTTTTCTTTCGACCGGATGTTGACATCAGCTACCTACATGCTGTACACTTCATGGCTTGGAAGAAGGGACTGAAGACGATGTACTACTGCCGATCAGAGAAGATCGGTAAAGCTGATCGTGTCTCTCGTAAGATTGAGCGACAGATCATTCAGGAACTTGATATGGAGGCGCTAGCCTCTGGTGAAGAATGCCTAGCTTGTGAGGGTTAAATGGCTAATCTCAAACTTCAAGACCAACGAAACTACTTCAAGCCTTTCCACTATCCGTGGGCGTATGACGCATGGTTGAAGCATGAGCAGTCACACTGGCTGCATACTGAAGTACCTATGCTGGAAGATGTTAAGGATTGGAAGTCTAATCTCTCTACGGAAGAGAAGTACTTTCTTACTAACATCTTTCGTTTCTTCACACAGTCAGACATTGATGTAGCTGGCGGTTATGTAGACAACTATCTACCACACTTTCCGCAGCCTGAAGTACGTATGATGTTGACAAGCTTCGCTGCACGTGAGGCACTTCATGTTGCTGCCTACTCCCATCTCATTGAGTCTCTAGGTATGCCTGAGACTACCTACAATGAGTTTCTAGAGTACGAAGCAATGAAGGATAAGCACGAGTTCTTTATGGATAAGGTGTCTAGTAATGCTCCTATTCCTCTAAAAATTGCTGCGATCTCTGCCTTTACTGAAGGTCTTGCATTATTCTCTTCCTTCATTATGTTGCTAAATTTCCCTCGTCATGGTAAAATGAAGGGTATGGGGCAGATTGTCACATGGTCTATCGTAGACGAGACACAACATGCCGAAGGCATGATCAAGCTGTTTCGCACCTATGTTGAAGAAAACCGTGACGTATGGAACGACAAAACCAAGTCAGAGATTTATGCTACAGCAGAACAGATGGTAGCTCTGGAAGATAAGTTCGTTGATCTAGCCTTTAAGATGGGTAAGGTTGAGGGACTACGAGACTACGAAGTTAAGGAGTATATTCGCTACATTGCTGATCGTCGTCTCATTTCTATGGGTATGAAAGGCATCTACAAAGTTAAGAACAATCCGCTACCGTGGGTAGAGACAATGATCAATGCTCCTACTCACACTAACTTCTTTGAGAACCGTGCTACTGATTACGCAAAGGGTGCTTTGTCAGGCAACTGGTCAGATGTTTGGGCAAACTAGAAGACATCTAGAAGAAAATAAAATGTCTTATTGGCAGCATTTTATATTTGCTAATACACTTACATTTTCTTTACTTCTCGCTGCGATATGTTTGCTAATACACAGCATCCTACCAAATGTATTTACTCATACAGGAAGTAATATTATAAAGAAAGTATACAACAAAGTTATTTAGGGAGAACAGCATGGCTAGAGATTATAAAAGAGAAAATCGTGTAACAAAAAGTAAACCAAAGAATATTGCCAAACGTGTAGCACGTAACAAAGCTAGACGTATGCTTATGCGTGAGGGTCTAGTTAAGAAAGGCGATGGTAAGCACGTAGATCACAAAGTACCTCTTAGCAAAGGTGGTAGCAATAGCCGTAGTAATCTACGTGTTCGTGATGGAAGAAAGAATAGTACCTTTGCCAGAAACTCAGACAAATCTATTAAGTCTAAAAGAAGGACATAATGCTCTGGCCTTATCCATATTATCTGTATGAAAGTGAACTACCAAAAGATTTCTGTAATGCTATGCTTGCCATGTTTAAGGAAGATGGTGCAGAAGAAGCTGGTGTTTATGTAGGAGACAGAACAGAGATACAAACAGAAGTGCGTAACAACTCAATTAACTGGATCACACATCCAGATATAATTGAAATTATGCAGATATATATTCAGAAGGCTAACGAAGATGCTGGCTGGAACTTCGATGTTATGTCCTACGAAACGCCGCAGCTATCGTGCTACGCACCGGGACAGTTCTATGACTGGCATGTAGACATGGGAGTAGAGCAGCCGAATGATGTAGTTTTTAGAAAACTTTCTATTAGTATTTCTTTGAATGAGGATTATGAAGGCGGTGATTTTGAGATAGAGCATTGGTGTGCACCAAACGTAACAAAGAGACACACTAGCATAAAAGGTATGCGTAAGACGGGAAGCATTGTTGTCTTTCCTTCTTTTCTACATCACAGAGTAGCACCGATAACAAAGGGTAAAAGATATTCTCTCGTATGTTGGTTTAGAGGACCACAATTTAAATAAAGTTATTGACTTTTCAAAAATAGCACTATATAATATAGGAGCAGTTGCTAGAAATAGGACTGCTCTTTTTCGTATTTGCTAAAATGAAAGGAATACACAATGAATCTAATTTCTTTTTCTCCTCAGTTTGAGAAGATGCGTAACTTCATGCTAGACTTTGAAAATAAGTTTGAGCCTCTGTCATACGTAGCACAATCTATCTCAAACTCAGGAACGTATCCTCCACACAATATCTATAAACAAGGTAACAAACATGTAATTGAGATGGCTTTAGCTGGCTTCTCAAAAGAAGATGTTGTTGTAGAAATTGAACCAAATCTTTTAGTTGTAAAGACAACAAAGGAAACAAATACTGAAGACGATCCTTTAGAGATGTATAAGTATAAAGGTATCGCCAAACGTGCTTTTCGTAGAGTATTCTATCTTGCAGATTTAATGCGTGTCGTATCTTGTAAGATGGATAATGGAATGCTTCGCATTGAAATTGAGAAGGAAGTTCCAGAAGAACAAAAACCAAAACAAATTACAATAGAGTAGGAGTACAGGGTTTGCCTATCAATAAACTACCAACAATATACATAGGCTATGATCCTCGTGAACATGACTATGTTCGAGTGCTAGATAAGTCTATACGTATGCACACTACCGATACGTACAAT